ATAGCGTCAATAATAAGGTCAGGGGTATCGACCCCGATATTGACTATGACCATAAACTTGACCCTAGTAAGGGCAAGAGTGCTGCTGGTTGGGTAAAACAAGCAGAAGTTAAAACAACGGCCTGTGGCTGCTAGTCGAATGGACTGATAAAGCTAAACAAGCTTTAAAGGACAGAGAATATCGTTACTTCTCTGTAGAATTTTTGAAGGAGTGGGCTAACGAAAAAGGAGAGAAATTACAGGATGTAATCTTAGGGGGCGGACTCACTAATCGCCCATTCCTTAAGGACCTAGTTCCAGTTAACCTAAGCGAACTATATGATGATAGCACCGACAACAAGGAGATAGGCATGGATCGTGCTGAGTTAATCAGCGCCCTCGGCCTTAGTGAAGATGCTACTGACGAGGACATTAAAACGAAGTTGAGCGAGCTTTCTAAGGGTCCAGAAGTTGACCTCTCGAAGCTTGACGTTAAGGTCAGCGAAGAGGGTAAGATTGTAGTTTCTCACCCTGATGCTGGCGATAATAAGTGGGAGGGCGATGTCCCTGCTGCACCTAGTGAAGAGAACAAGAGTGAGGAAGAGCTTGCTAAGTTAGCCGAGTCTAATCCTGCTCTTGCGGCTATGTTAACTGAACATCAGCAGATGAAAGAAGATTTCAAAGATATGCAGGCGAGTGCTAGACTGAGTGAAGTTACTACTCAGCTTAGCGAGCTTGACAGTGACGGTAAGGTTGCATTGCCTCCTGCTGCTTCTGACAAGTTCCGTGATGTTATGGTTCAGCTTCCGAAGCAGCTTAGTGATAAGGTAGCTGATGGCCTTAAGGAGATTCTTAAGGTAGGTGTTGTTGAGCTTGGTGAGCGTACCCCCAAGGGTAGAGACGGTAAGCCGCCGGTTGATGACGATTCCATTACTGTTTTCCTTAGCGAGGTTAAAAAGGTTAAGGAAGATAATAAAGATGAGAAAATCAGCACCGCTGATGCCATGACCATCGTTAAGAATCAGAACCGACAGTTGTACAATGACTACATTGATGCTGTCGAGGCTGGTCAGACCTTAATTGAGCAGGAGGCATAATAAATGGGACCGAACGAGGTACTGGATAAAGGCTTCATCGCTGATGGTGAAGTCCCACAGTTCTATGTTGTGCAACAGAGCGATGTAGACCACTGCGAATTACAGACCACGGCTGGGGGTGATTACGTCGGTATCTGCCAAGAGGCTGCGGACGAAGTGGACGTAGCCAATCGACGTGTAGTGCGAGTGCGTACTATGGGAATCTCCCGTGGTGTCGCGGCTGGCTCTATCTCTCTCCGTACTCGTGTATCTGCTAATGCCGATGGTAAGCTGGCCGCTGCTACTTCTGGTCATAATGTCGTAGGCATTGCTGTATCCCCCGCTGAGGCTGATGGGGACTGGTTCAATGTTCAGCTGACCCCAGGCGTCGTAGCCTAACCTTAGGAGGTTATAGTAAATGCGATACGATACCGCTGGTAGGGACAAATTACGTCCTGACCCGCTTCTCACTCAGATTAGTATTGAGTTTGAGGCGGCAACACAGTACATTGCTAATCGTTTGTTTCCGACTGTAACGGTAGGGCAACAGAACGGTGGCTATGAAATCTTTGGTCGTCGTGCATGGAGTCGTACTCAGTCCGGTGACGTACGTGCTCCGGGTGCGAGAGCTAACGAGAGTGAGGGTCGTCGGGAATTCGCCGAGGATACCTACACGGCTCGTGAGCACGCCCTGGAAGAGCTTGTACCCGACGAAGAGCGTGAGAACAACCCTGGCCGTAACCCCGAGGCTGAGGCTGTGGAGGACTTGACCAATGACTTGCTCATTGGTAAGGAACTCGTTGCACGCGACCTTCTCTATGACACCACCGCATACAAGACGGACCATGTTGTAACGCTTGGTGCTGGTGAGCACTTCGATGAGTTCGCTACGTCGGACCCCATCGGTGTATTCCGTGACCTTATGCGGACGTTCCACTCTACGATGGGTACTATTCCCAACGTGGGTGTGATTCCGTGGGCAGCTATGTCCTACTTGGAGGACCACCCTGATATCGTAGCTCGTTATGCTCAGGTTGGTGGTATCATCACTCCGGAGCAGATTGCTACTATCTTGGGTCTACAGGAGATTATCGTTCCTGGTGGTACCTACAATGGCGAGAACCCAGGACAGGCTTCGGTACTGTCTGAGATTTGGGGCAATAACATTGTCCTTGGTCTTATCCCGCCACGTCCTGCACCACGTACTCCGGCCCTTGGGTATGAGTTCCTGTTCCCGATGACTGGTGGCGGTCGCAACACTGAGGACCGTGTACAGGTTGACCGTCGTCGTGACAACGACCGTATCGGTGACATCGTACGTGCCCGTCGTCGTTACGACCTTAAGCTAGTCGGTCGTGACCCGGACATCGCTGGTAACCCTGTGGTTGCTGGAATGCTCGTACAGAACGTACTGTCCACCTAAACTAAGGGAGTTTAGAAATGGCTGATGTACTAGCCTGTAAGTATCGGTACGTACGTGAAACGGATAATAAGGATGCACCTTATGAGCGGGTTGTATTAGAGCCCGGTGATAAGGCAAGTAACCTTCCCGCTGATGTACGTAAGGAACTTAAGGAAGCTGGACTCGTTGTAAGCGAGAAGCAGCTTGACAAGAACAACAACCGTATCCCTGGCGCTGTAGTTGTAGGCGAAGAGAGTGATACGGAAAGTGCTCCTAGACCGCCAGCTAAGAAAACTACTGGTTCGGGTAGCTAATGAGTCATATTATCCCGATAGCTAAGATAAACCAGTTCCTTCCTGTTACTAAGTTGGAATTGCACGACCCTACCCAGGGTGCTTCTACTGACCATAGTAAAGTGCAAGACCTGGAAGAGTCAGCTCGGGATATTGTACTAGCTAAGCTATCCTATCAGTTAGACACTTCTAACTGGTTTGGTGCTATCGACCCTCCCGATTTAGTTATCAACATTATGGGAATGTTGATAGCTGGGTGGGTGTATGATAGACAGTTTGCCGAAGAGTCCACAGACGGGACTAGCTATGGCAAGCATAAAGAAGCTGAGGCATATCGTTTGTTGGAGGGCATCCTAGAGGGGAAGTATAAGTTACAGGGTGCATTGTACTTAGACGACCCTGATAGGTTGCCCTCCACTTACGATAACGAACCCATCTTCACTGTGGGACAGAGAATCTAATGTTTAATTTTAGTATACGAGTATCCCCAGCTATAGGTATGATGGCTGGTAGGCTTAGCCGTTTTGCTGGTGATATTCGTTCTACTAAAGAGCCTATGAAACAAGCAGTAGATGAGGTAATTAAAGATAGAATTGCTGATAACTTTGCAGGTAGGACTGATTCAGGTATTAAATGGCCTGATATACAAGAAGTTACTTATTACATGCCGTATAGGCGTAATAGACCAGAACAATTTAAGCCGTTACTTGATGTAACGGGTAACTTGCTTAGAGCAGCATTAGCTGATGCACGTTGGAGTTTTGATGGACAAGCGGGGGAAGCTTGGGTACCCTACGATACGTTTTCTAGTAGCAATGCACCTTACGGTTTCTACCAACATGAGGGAGCATATACTACTGGATTAGGTTTCCCACATGTTATTCCACCTAGGCCTTTCTTTTCTATTAATAATGCAGAGGATTTGCCTAGGATGGAAGAGATATTTAGTGAATGGTTAGGTACTAGAGTGGATAGCGCTTTAAGCGCTAATAGAGGGAGTCAATTAATTGGACAGCGCTAATAAGCTGTCCGAAGTTGGGGCAGCACTAGAGACTTATATTAAAGCCGCTAATAGTGGTAATGATTTTGATTTAGACGTTCAAGATGTTTGGTATAACATTGAGAGTGGAGTACCGCGTACACCGGCCATACTTATAGAACCACAGGATATGGGCCGTGATATGCAAGAAACAGGTTTTACTACTATAAATACTTTTGGTTTTTACTTTACAGTCTTACATAGCAGGATGGGAAGTGAAAGTAGCACTAACCAAGAATGCTTACAGATAGCCGAAGATTTAGAAGAGGTGTTACACGCTAATAGGCGATTGGATAAACTATTAGTACATAGTATGGTTTCATCTATATCGTTAGGTGTAGCAGCTAGACAAAAAGTTATGCTTAGAGCAGCTAGACTTACTTGGAGCGGATGGAATAAGACTCGAATGCCTCCTTTATAAGGACCTGAAATGCCCAAAGTAACTGTGAATATGGTAAACCTTAAAAAAGGAACTAATGTAACTGTTCCTGGTTTAGGGACGTTTGAAAATGACTCTACCACAGAAGTAAGTAAAGCTGTAGTAGACCGATTTGTAGCTTCTAAGCCTTCGGCTAAAGATGTTGTATCTGGCGATGAAGTACTCATTACCAATGCGATAGAAAAGCCCGCTAAAAAAGCTTCTACCAAGAAGAGTAAAGAAGAAGAAGTAGAACCCAAATCCGACGAAGATGTTGTAGAAGTAAATGTAACCAAGGAGGAAAGCGATGACTAAAACTTTAGGAGCTGCGGGCTACATTGGAGTAGCTATTGAAACTACTCCCAATACGTATGAACCGCCTACGAAATTCTTTCCGATTCGTAATGAAGGTTTAAGCTGGGTACAGAACACTAACTGGCGGCGAGTGATTCGCGGTACCGCCGATGTTATTGGTGCTGTGGCTGGTAACGGTAACGTTGAGGGTGACATTGATATGGAACTCTTAACTGACGTATTACCGTACTTCTTGCTGTGTGCCAGAGGTGAACTTACTAAGGGTGGTACTGCCCCATTTGAGTATGAGTTTATTCCTACTCATGGTGCTCTGGCTGCAAACACTATGAGTATCACCATTGTACGTGGTGATGAAGCCTTTGGGTATGTAGGCTGTGTTGTATCTTCTATGACGTTCAGTGTTGATAATGACATGGGTGTTATGAACCTTAGCGTCTTGGGCGCTGCTGAAGAGGCTGTGGCTACTCCTGCTGCTCCTGCATATGGTGACGATGTGCCATTTGGTGCGGGTACGTGGAGCTTGCAGATTCCTACTGCTACTCAGATATTCGATGCTGATAACTTCTCGTTTGAAGTTAATGATAATGGTGAGGTTCAGAACCGTTTGAAGAGTACTCTCGGAGCAGAGTTTATTGCTTATGGTGAACGTGACCTGCAATTAAGCTTGGACCGAGACTTTGAGGACCGCGACGAATATGAAAACTTCAAACAGCTTACTGCACGTTCGGTAACTGTGGCACTCAATGAGGCGGCTAATAACCAAGTTAGCTTTGAAATGGTAGCAGCTATCATTGATGATTATGCAGTAAATCTTAGTGGTGTAGGCGATCTTGTTCGTAGCAGCACTACTTACATTGGTACTGCCGGTTCTGCTAACGAGGCGTACAAGATTCTCATTACTACTGATGAAGATGTAACCATCCCAGCATAATGATATGATATGAGTCATTTGGCTTCTGTAATCCCAATAAATGCTCTAAGGGAGGGCAAAATGGTTAAGGCAACTGTAAGTAGAGACACCGAGCGTAAGGACCTTAAGACTCTGCCATCTATGAATGGTGAAGAGGGTGGGTTTGTAGAACTTCGTCGTATGACGTATGGCGAATTCTTACACCGTCGTGATATGGTGTCTAAGATGAGTTTCGATGGTCAGGGTAAGGATACTAAAGCTACAATGGAGATGGCCCAGGCTTTGGTAACTCAATATGAGTTCAAAATCTGTATCGTTGACCACAACTTAACTGACGATAACGATAATCCCATTGATTTTAGAAGCACTAAAGCGCTGTCTAATCTAGACCCGCGTGTTGGTGAGGAGATTTCCACTTATATTGATGAAATGAACAAGTGGGAACCTGAGGAGGATGGTGCCGACCCTTTGCCCGGTTTGAGGGATTAGTTAGGTCAGTAGTAATTCTCAACAACTATAAAGATGTAAGTGCAGATATAGTAGACTTTATCAATATGGTTGTTACGTGTAAGGAGTTTAGTGCCTTGCCAAATGAGGGTGGGGTACTAGACCAGGACCAACTCATTATGCGTAAGTTGAGAATAGTAGATAGGGCTTTAGTCGAAAAAGCCGAGCAAGAAAGAAAAAAGGACAATAAGTAATGGCCCTCACTTCCCGCGATGTAATGTTCATAATGCGTTCCCAGGACTTTGCTTCGCGGGGAGTGCGGGGCCTTGCTGGCTCATTTAACAAATTACAGCAAGAGCTTATGCGTATCGACGAAACGCTAAGCCGTAGACTCAACGCTTCACAGAACGCACAGACTAAAGCTATTCAACAGAACCAAGCTGCTCTACGCCAAACTATACAGCCATTACAAGACCATAACAGATTACTGTCTACTCGTAATGCTGAAATTGCTCGTAATATATCTCAGGTACGAGCATCTACTAATGCTGATAAAACTAGTATACAACAAATACAATCTAAGATAGCCTCTAATAAACAGCTTATAAAAACTAATACTACAAGATATAACGAATTACAAAAAGTAAATCAATCTATACGCGATGGTTCTAGAGCAAATGACGGTGATGTTCGTTCTAGAGCTGCTAAGATGGGACAGATTACCAAGACTAATGAGACTTTAAGAGCCCAGAATGCTGCATATCAAGAAAACGCAAAAAGTATAAAAGCAGGACATTTACCTAGACAACAAGTTATACAAGGTTTACAGTTAGAACGCGCACAAAACAACTTATTATCTGCTCAGAATAGAGAAGCTATTGCGGCAGCACAGAATAGAAGTGCTGCTGAACAACGTGCTATAAAGGCAAGACAAGAGGCTGTTAGAGCTGCCGCTAGAGTAGAAGCTGACGCACATAGGGCTAGAATACAACAGTTCCAAATGCAGATTCAGAAGATGCAAGCTGCTGGTATGGCAGCTATGATGTTAGGTGCTGTTCTATTAGCTTTAGGTGCTAAGGGTGTAACCGCATTTAAAAACGTAACTATGGAGGCCGCGCAGTTCCAATTCGAGATGGCCCGAGTTATGACTCAGATAGACCCATCTGTACATGGTCTAGGTGGGTCTATAGATAACTTACGTGATATCGCTCATGGTGTAGCTAGAGAAGTTCCTGCTGCTATGGATACCATAGGCAGCTCACTATTCTTCATCTTCTCGTCTATGAATGTTAGTATAAAGGAGTCTGAGACACTTCTGCGAGGCTTCGCTAGAGAGGCTGTGGCTGGTAACTCTAGTATTGAAGATGCCGCTCGTTCTACCATTGCTATTATGAATGGTATGCAGATGGGCGTAGAAGAATTAACTCGCGTACAGGACTTCCAGTTCCAGACTGTACGTAAAGGTGTTATTACCTACGATGAACTTGCCCATAATATCGGTAAGTTAATTCCATCGTTACGACGTGCTGGTCAGGAGATTGAAACTGGCGGCGCTATGATGGCCTTCCTGACTAGGAACGGCCTTAGTGCTGAGATGGCTACCACGGCTGCTGCACGTTCGTTAGAGCTTATGGCTGACCCTCGCGTTGTGGGTCGCTTAGAACGACTTGGTATCACTGTTAGAGATTCTACTACAGGGGCCTTCATGCCCCTAGTAGATGTATTGCAACAGATGGCCGACGTAATAGGTAACTTACCCGCTCCTGAACGTGCCGAGCGTATGTTAGACATATTCGGTGGAGCTGGTTACCGTATCCAGGCTCGTAGGTTCTTCGATACTGTATTACCTAACATGGAACAGTTCCAACAGCATATTCAATGGCAGATTAACAACGCCGGTTCTATGGAACGTGCTTATGCTATCATGTTCGACGAACCAATTAACCAGATAGAGTTACTTGGTAATAAGTGGACGGTACTGCGTCAGATTATAGGTGAGCAATTCTTCCCTGTACTAGCTATTATTGTTGACCAAATTGAAAAACTACTAAACTGGTTCGAGAATCTATCTGCTACTCAAAGGGAAAACTTAGCTCAATGGGTTGCTACAATCTCTGTAGTATCTGCTGTAGCAGGGGCATTCTTACTATTTGCGGGTATCCTTACTACTGTAACAGCTATGCTCTCTATGGTTACTACTAATATAGGTGCAGCATTAGCAATAATGGGGGGTATACCTGTTGTAATAGGTTTAGTAGCAGGTGCTATAGTATTCTTGCTGATGAACTTTGATAGTCTTGGTGACGCTTTTGACCACTTGTTAGAAATGTTAGGTATTACACAGGGCGAATTCAACACTCTTATAACTATATTGACCTACGCTACACTAGGATTTATAGCGTTCAGGCACGCCGCTAGTATTGGTGCGTTGCTTGCTACAGTACAAGCCTCTGTGGCTGCTGCAACTGCGTCGTTTAGAACCCTTGGTGGTATAATGACTGTAATTAGTCGCCACCCTGTATTGCTTGCTATTGGAGCTATAACTGGTGCAATATACTTCTTGGGTAGAGAAGCGCGTGAAGCGCGTAGAATTAAACTTCAGTTTGCAGAAGCCTTTGATGATGTTATATCTCAGATTGAAGATGGTACTATAGCATTAAATGATTATGCAAATGCTATGAAGGGTGTAGCTAGACAAGAAATGATGCAACAATTCCAAGATGCTGACTTGGCTGAATTGTTCAATAGTCTAGGTATATCTTTCAGTGATGCTACTGATGCTATAATTAAAGGTGGTCCTGCATTAGACGAATTGTTAACTAGGTTACGTGGGTTACGCGACGAAGCGGAAAACCCTGTTACTATTGGTAATTGGTTCACTGGTGACGTACTAGGTGATATAACTGGCGGAGAGCGAGCACAACTTAGGAATGCTATAACACTTATAGAGAGACTTACTGGTGCTCATATTGATGCTCGTAGAGAAGCTTTGAAAAATGCTATGGCTCAGGGTGGTGTTAGTGCCGAGATAGCCAGATATATCACTATGACGGAAAGTACTGATAATAGTGTTAGGCGTCATATACCCCGTCAACGTGAATTGGTATTAGCTCTTATAGAGAACAAAGAAGCTTGGGAAGCACTAGACCCTGCTGTACGTGAGGCTCTTATAGCTACAGGCGACTTTGATG